CTAGCCACTCAATCTTATTTATTATTCGAGTGACCACTGACCAAAGTATTGTGGTAATACTACCTCGACACCCATTTCTCTCTGAACTTCATATTTCTGGAAGTCATCAGCGTGTTCACCCTTCTGAGTACCAGACTCATAAATCTGAGTTTCGCCCTTATCTGTGAACCATACAAACTGTGCCTGATTCTTTGCAAAGATAAGAAGTCTCTTATCATCAATAAGTCTCTTTGTAACATCATTGAAAGCAAATCTCTGAGGAATTTCAATGAGTTCTGTTCCCTCATATGTACCAAGACGACCTGTCTTAGCAACATCTTCCTTCTGAGATAAACTTCTCCAATCAACATCTGTAAGACCATTAAGTTTCTTTAATGCAGTCTTTGTACCCATAATAACAACCTCTGCGCTATTGGCTGTTCCAACATCCTCCAGAAGTGTATCAAACTTGTCTTTTGTAGAAGCAGATAAAGCACCTGTTTTTACAAACTGAGAGTTGTTAGGTAACTTAGTAGCAGCTCCATAAATTCCTGTATAGCAAAGTTCCTGAACCTTATATACGAATGCTTCTGCAATCTTATCTGTAAGCTCTGTGAAATCAATACGTCCAAGTAAAATAAGATCAATATCCTTACCAATTTTTACACCATACTTCTTAGTATGAATCTTGTGTGCTGTACCTTCATTTAAGTACTGTAAAGTCAGATCATGATGATCGCCACTAATTTCAGCAACAGCAAGCATAACCTTTTCTCTTGACCAGAATTCTTCCTCGTCACCAAGTTTAACATTTCTCATATCTACAAAATCATTAAACCATTCAGACTCCTTAAATGCTGTATCTACCTTAAAATCAATATCAGACTCAAGCAGCTCATATACTTCTGTGTGATGAAGTTCTAAAGCTCTTTCACGTCTCTTATTGGATGTAAGATCTTCTTCAGTAAGGTCACATACCTCCATAATAATTTTACGGATTGCCTTATTTGCTTCGTGCTTAGAAACCTTTCTCTGGTTTCCGTCATCATCGTACTCATAAATATCAATTCCGTGATTTAAATTGTATGTCAGCTTCTTAAAATTTTCATACTTATCAGCATCTTCAAAAACTTTTCTTAAATGTTCTGTACTAAATCTCATCATTATTCTATATCCTCCTTTCTATTACGCACCGATTTTTAATTTTCCACTAGAAATCGTTGTGATTTCAGCTCCAACTGTAGGTGTACCATCAAAGTTGTCCTCTGTAAGCCAATAACGATCCTGTGAATGAAGCATGTACCCACGAACTGCACCGTCGGCTGGATCGTTATAAAAATTAGAAGCAAGTGCGAGTGAACGAGGACTCTCGACATTATTAAGAGGTT